GGGGCCTACAAGTTGGCTACTGCATAAGCAGCAACACGAACATATGCGCCAGTAACGGTCGACGAGCCAGAGGCATCAAGTTCCACGTACTGACCTGGTTTAGTTACCGTAACGGTATATTGAATGTTACGCGACGCCGTGCCGTTGTTATTATCAACCAAAGCAGTCGACGGCGCCGTAGATGAAAAACCTGGGGTGACTAACGCAGTACCATCCAATCCAAGCACAATCAAATACTGACCGATTTCGTTAAAAGCGAAACGATTAGCAGTGATGGCAGTGATCAATGTTCCATACGTAGTGGTAGACACACCGAGCGTTCCCCAAAGATTCGTCTTAGTTGGGGCTGTTGCAATCATGTGACTCCCTTGGACCGCCGCGTCCAAGACAGGTTTGTACAAACTCACGTCGTAACTGACCCACAGTTCTCCGAGCACAGTATTAGCGCTACCAGGTAGACCTGTGGTGGCCAACTGGAATTTTGCCAAATCATAAAATCTGGGATCCTCAGTGACCGGAATGGAGCCTCCGTCACGCACATAATACAATTTATTAGCGGTTTGAGACGGGTCACATTCCATAGTGTGAATTTGCGATAGGGAGGGTTTCGCAGAAACGGCATATTGTGAATTTTCCATATGTAGTTTATCCGCGAACGACGCTTGTGCGACATCATAATTCGAAGCCATAATAATGCCACCCAATGCACCCCCGGCCGATATATCGCTCGAAAGGGTCTTGAACTCAAAAACCAAACCATCAAACTTATATTGCTGGTATTGGCGAGCAAGCCTAGCGAGCCAGGGAAAAGTGTAGGAATCACCGGGATTCACGTTGAACGACTCCAACGTGAAAGCAGTCGGGCTAGATGGGACAATGACATCTTTGATATACTCACGATGAGTTACCCTAGTAGCATTACCCATAACACCGAAAGCTGGTACGCTCTCTCCAGGAGGAAGTGCCAAACCCGACTTGAAAAGCGAGTTTGCACGAACTTGGTAATCACCAAATCCCAGAATCCGCGAGATACCCTTCCCTAGGCGGCCGCCAAGGCCAGACCCTAGAGTAGAGCCTGCAGATCCCATTCCGGGTCCGAGAGAGGCTCCTGCCATTCCACCGGCGATTCCGCCAGCCGACGTTCCAATGCGTTCAAACGTTCCGTCAGGAATGAATTTACGAGCAATTGGAACGACCTTATCCATATAGTAACCTCCGTTGCCACGAATTCGAGTAATCGCGGTCTTATTGTTGTTCTTTTTACGAGCCATTTGAATATCACTTTGTAGATACCCCGCCGACAGGCCGCCGCCGTGTCGTAACTCGCTACGGGAGGGTGCGTCACACCCTGGATCCGAAAATCTGCTGCCCGTTAGAAAATTTTAAAATTAGTAATCAACGACGCACAGCTTATCAAACACCACATGTTCAATATACGCTGGCACCGAGGTTACCCGATTTATCAAAGCTTCAACCTGCATTACTTCCGCTACTGTAATGCCGTATCGATGGTTGATGGCTTGAAGAGCATCTTCACGATCACATGTAATTCCGTTCAATATAGGTTTCCATGATTCTAATAGATCGTGCGATCTCATTGCTTCACATTTCTGTCCACATCTTTTCATGACATGTAAGAAAATCCCAAATATTGGGTAAGAAACCGGGACGTCGCCATAAGACGACGCCAGTGCATGCGCGACTATTTCAGCTGCTGACTGTGCACCAACACCCTTGGGCGCGATCGTTTCAGGATCACGAAGGAGTTTACCGATTTTCAATGAAGCAGACGGAAGTGGAATCCAGACGAGATTGCCTTCAAGAGTTTTCTTCCACCAACCTTTCAAAAAGGTGGTGTGCCCAAACTCCAAACTCGGAAAATATTTCAAAGTGAAACCTAATTCCCAAGCAGCAGTCTCAATGTCAATACGAGCTCTGTTCTTGATGTAATACATGTACATAAACATTGTACTCATCGAATTAAACACAGTAGTCATCGTAATGCCCGTCGGCATTTGGACTCTAGCCTCACCCTTTACTTCAAGACGTTTGTGGTAGATGGAATATGGACGAGAACAGCATTCATACGCCATTTGATATAAACCATTCTGGAACCTTCAAATATTCCATCCAACGTCTTGCCGCCGCTTGCGGTCCTTCATCTTGCGTATGATCAAACTGACTTTGATCTCCTTCACCAAATTGATATCCACCAAAATGACAAGACAGAGGACCCCAAGCAACCACAGAATCATCTCCAGACACTGCTATACAACAGTCTCCAGACATGAAATCATCCGACATTTCACTCAAGCGTTGAAAATTATAACCGCTGGCAAAATGGAGACGAACATTGACACCACAAAACTGACGGACAACTCCATCAAATCTCGCGTGCAATGTTTCTGTGATTGCTCTTGAATATGGGGACATGGAAGCGTGGTACCGCGGATCCAAATTTACGATCGCGCGCGGTTTCAACGAGATGGCTGAACCCATCTGTTTCGAAGCAGACAACGTTTCGTTCCATTTCAAAGTTATGGTTTTCGAAAAACGTTGCGTTTCACCACGACGTAGGCGCTCATCAGCAGCCAAAATACGTCTTCCACGTTTACCCATAAGAGCTGCACACTGTTCAACAGTGAGTAATTCTCCTAAATACGTATCAAACACACCTGCGCGAATCACCAGATCGGCGATATTTTTCCACGCAGCGTGACGTACTGAGGGGGGAGGACTATTAAGAAATGGGTCGTTATGCGTTCGCCATAAACAGGCCAATAGCAAATTCTTTTCGACATTTGCCGGTTCCCACAACAAACGATTGGTAATCATTATCGGAAACACCACATTTCGACCAGAACAGTCGTTAAGGGCAGACAGAGCGTCATCTATCTGCATCTCGATTCCATCGACTCGAACCACGATTTTCCCGCGCAAAGCAGCAGGGCCAACCATGGCCGTCGAAACCAGCGACGGCAACATTGAACCGGCGGGGATCCGTTCAATTTGCGCGCTCGGCTCAACAATATCTCCTTGGATATAGGCGCGTTGGAATCTACCATACGCTGTCATTTCTCTTCCAGAGCTACTAGTTACGTTCCATGCAAAATGCAATCCGTAAGCTCCGAGGACCCCAATAGGACCCAGACAATGCAGGCCATGACAAGCCAAGTGCATTGCCAATGTGGGCAAAGCGTTTAAGCCGTATTTCGGAACGTTAATCAACGTTTCGACAACTCCGAAACCAAGCATGACAGTGGGAGCTACAGAACGTACTGTTTCTTCTACCAAACTAGCCATGACCGGAGCAGACGGCGTAATCGCGCCCGGAGGACTCGCCTCGATCGCCTCTCTAAGGTTTGCGAACCAACTTTGACAAAACCTGAGAACCAACCTAGACGACGCAAGCATACCCAACCACGCTGTTTTGATTACAGGGCTTCGGGAACCGTAGCGTGTCCATATTTTAGGGCCCACAGCTACCAATAAACACCCAAGTCCGACCTTAAGGCCAATACTGACCATACTGCCGGGAACTCGAATGCGATTGACGGATCGTGCAACATTCAACTGATCTTCAGCCCCAGAAAACTGAGTGCGTAAAGTCAGCAATTGTTTCGCCACGAGTCCGCGGTCACGATAAAGAATGGCAATTTTAGTTCCGATTGCTATTCTTTCGTACACTTGCGGAAACCGATTGAATATTGCGACCATTTCAGGGTCCTTCTTCAAACGGTTTTCCACTTCCAAACCCACTGAATCAACGATACTCCCTGTCGGAAATCGCGTCGAAAAAGTAGGTTGTAACATCGACACAGTGTGAAAATGGCAAATCACCTGCTCTAAGTCACGCGGAAATATCCTCCTCCAAAGAGGTACCACATCTAACACTGTTTTAAACCAGTGTTTGTCACCCACGTCCATTTTCACGACGCTGCCGAAACACACAGCCTGTGGCCCAATTTCTTGAGCTCGCAGGTGGCTTCTCGCGCATCGGAACAAATGAAAAGGTCCAAACGTAGTCAGAGGCGTGACGTCAACACCGTCCACACTCTTCTTACGTAGCCAATTCATATCTGGGTGGCCCGGATAACACGCTGTATGCACGTCCGGAGACGACATAATCAATCCAGTTATCGGGTCTCGGTACCACACGTTTTCTTCAACTCCAAGAGCAAACTTGTCAGCGCCAGCTTGTCCATCAAACATGCGTACACAAATGTAAACATGACCGGAACGACTGGCATCACAGAGAAGACGAATTGTCTCGGGTCCCAAATTTTCATAAGGCCCTTCTCCTGACTGGTAAACATCTTGAACGATGACAACGTCAAACGTTTCAGAGTCGACCAACTGACGACGAACCACAGTTCGCCCTCGCGAAGCATCCCCAAGAACTGGAGTGTTGGGAGCCGCGACAATCTCGATGCCAACGTCTCGACCTTCACTTTTCGTTCTCGAAAATTTTTGGTTTCGAGGCGATCCGAACCAATCAAGGATCTTCAACACACTCTTACCAACTCCTTCACGAGCAATTACTTCAAGGAAAGCAACATCACGGCACAAATGCGAGAAGGAGTGCGAATTCCAACTCACTTTGTCAGTACCCGTTACTCGGTACCCGCGCTGCGCTGCAAATTCCAACAGTCTCTCATCCGCGATCTGAACCCTATGAGTCCATTGATTCGCAAATGTAGCCACGTCGTAATTTGGTTTATTTAACATGCGCCCAGCTCTTTGCGACTGGACTTCCGGTCTCTCCCGGCTGTCGGACCTACTAGCTGGTCCTTTCGAGATGCCTTGACCTCTAGGTTTCATCGAGCTATGCGCTGACCGGCGCTTCGCAGGATAAGGACCCTCGTCCTTGTTAGCGGCTTCCCGCTCCACACGTGCAATCAGACGTCCCTCAGGAGTCTGGCCCGCGACAGTTTTTTCAGGCTTATTTAAACGTTTAGTCTTAGAACCGCGTTTCCCCCTCTTGCGAGAGGTCGCTGGTCCTGAGATAGGCAACTTATTGTTATCTTCGACGCGATCTGAAAC